ACTATTAGGTACTAATGACTTATTAGTCATACTACTAGGTGACTTATAGTCATGTGAGGTGCGGTAATTTTCAGTGCGGTAATTTTTAACATCTTTTTTCTCAGTGCGGTAATTTTCTACCACTTCATAGGTGTCCATTCCTTTAAACCCATTAGCCCGCTTTCCAGGTGTTCTGATTATAAAGCCATGGCTCTCTAGAGCCTTGAGGGCTGTTCTAACAGTTCGGTCTGAGTTTTTGTTAGTCTGTCTACATAACTCTGCTACTGAGGTCTTAAAACGACCCTTGGAGCCCGATAACTGGTACATGGTGACTAGTAGTCGGAACTGATAATCAGTAAGGATCCCAGAAAAAGCCTCTAAAGGGATTCTCACAGATCATCATCCTTAAATGGAAGAATGTCTTTACCGTCCTCTTCGATCCTCTTTGCCACAGTTTCAGCCAAGACATCTAGAACAGATGTCATTATGTAGTCAGCCATGTGTTCCACAAATATCGCCATACTATCCATCATAGCCTTATAGACATCCTCCTGAGATTCGGTGAACTCAACCTCTATCTGATCAAGTCCTTCCGTTATATCCCATACCTCAATGCCAAAATCTTCAATGGCATGGAGAATGAAGTGAGCCTGCGGTGAGTCATCCCAAACAATACCTAACGTATCTTCAGTAGTAATCTGTCTAACAATCTCTTTGACAGGATTATCTGTGATCACAATGTCGTCTGCATTTAAAAGTATGTGGTCTATGTCCATTGCGTTGACAATAAAGCAGGTGACCTTTACGGAGTGATCTCTACATACATCCATAACGCTCTCGGCAAAGTGGTTCTCGCTTCCCGTTACTGGAAGAAGCACCCGTAACTCTTTGTCTTTGCCGTATTTATTTATTAACTCAAGCATCCCTTCATCAACACATACATCCTGAAAAGATATTACCGCAATATTCATTGTGCTCCTAGAGTTGAGTTAACCGATTTGGTGCTTTAACAATTACTGGTTTATTAAGATACATCCCAATTGCTAATGAAACAAATGTTGCAGCAGGAACTAGTACAAAGAAATCATAATATAAATCCATTTGCGCCCAAAGACCTAAGAAACTTAGAGGCAATGCAAAGTATTTATTTAGAGTTGGCTTAGTAATAAAGCCAGAAATAAACAGGTCTAGGAATTCAATTACATATGTAACTGCCATTCCTGTGAGTAGTACTGGGATAACTATGTCTGTAGTCATAGCCCAAGATCCTACACGGTTAGGTTGGTTGCCTCCAAACCGTCGTAAGACCTGATTCTCCAGAAGGTATTCTGGGGTACCCAGTCATTTAGGGTTTTATATAGGCGTGGAATTTTTTTGTTTTTGTTTGTGTACAGTCTTGTTGGAGAGTCGTTTTCAGTTCCTTGCCAAACGGCTCCGTATTCAGAAGGTAGGTTACCATCAAAGAAATCTGTGGCTTTTTGAGTTAATTCCAGTTGAACATCATCTAGCCAGACCTCACTTCCAGCATCAGCATCTGTTTCAATGTTTACTCTAAAGTATAACTCTCCAGTAGGAGCAGCAGGAATATCAGTATCATTTATGTATATGGTTGCAGTATATCTAGCCCAGTCAGTAGATAACTCTACCTCTTCAATCCCTTCAATTTCCCCAGAATCAAGATTGTCTAAAGCAGTTAGAGTGATAGTGGCACCTAAATTATTAACACTTGATTTAGCATAGAAAGATAGGGTTGCATAAGTATCTCTGTTTAAAATTTCTACATCAGTTTCTGTTTCAAAAGTAGCGCCAGATGTGTTGTCAACTTTAACTGAGTATTCTCCAGAACTTTCAGAGTCTGGAACATCTTCTTCTAATAAAGTAACATCATCTGCCGTTATCGTCCAACTAGAATCGTCAACTTCAAAAGAAGGATTATTTATATAATTAGTTTTACTTGGATCTAAAAATATATCAACAGCCCTTGCTTCATCATATGTAACTGTGTCTCCAGTTTGCATACAGACTTGATCTATATAGTAAGTTCCTGCGGCACTGTAGTCAATTGCAATGCCAGCATAACTAGACTCTGCATCTGATGTTGCAGTTTTACTTGCAGACTTCCAGGTATTGTTAGCCGCAACAGCAGTTGAACTTTTTGCTGCAGAAGTTGGCTGTCCATCTTTATCGTAAAATGTAACTGATATTGTAATGTTTCCAGCACTTGCAGGAGATTTTAATTTACAAGATACGGTGTATTCGGTATTTGGTAGTACTGGAACGCCTTGTGTAATAACATTGCCGCCACCTACTGCAGCAATTACAGACCCATTCAGAGCCGAAGCGTTGTAAGAAGTAGTTGCTACAGTTGTAACATTAAATTGGTTACTTGCTGGAACAGTAGTAATAGTATACGTCCCATTAAAATCTTCACTTAATCCTGAAAGAGTAACTGTTTGTCCAACAGAGTACCCATGATCTGCAACAGCAACTTGAAGTACCGTCGTACCCCCATCTCTCTGTAATCCAGTAACTGTTTTTGAAGTAGGGTTTGCATAACCCAAGGCCATGCTTCCTGCTGCAGATGCAACTACTTTTCCAGTTTTTGTTGTATCAATTTGATTAGTATTTGAATCTGGAACTTGTTCTAAACTAGATGTTAGAACTGCATTACTAACAATCCAATTACCAGTTCCTCCATAAAACGTAGAGTCTTGTACAGTTAATAATAGGTTTTCAGAAACTGTTATTGTGGGAGCATACCCAGTTAAAGATTCTGTATATCTTTCTATTCCACTTTTAGTTCCTTTATGAGTATACATATATAGTGCTTCACGAATTAGCCGCTTTTGATTTTTAATAGGTAAAGCAGACTCAGATAATAATCCAAGGTTTGTAACCTCTGCTGGAATTAATTCAAAAGGAGTCTCTAATCCTGTATGTCTTGGCTTTAATAAATCAATTAATGTGTAAAGTTCTTCTTGAGCAAATGTTAAACCTGACATAAATTTATATAAATCAGAATCAACATCTACCGCTCCAAGAGGTTCTTGAGCCTTGCTTGTAAACACCCTAGGAATAGATGACATAAATCTACTTTGAATACCATGATCTGAAGGAACTATTGCCGTAATAGATCCAGCAACTTTCCAAACTAGAGTTTCTGTAAATAGAAACATTCTGTAATAAACTTGTCTACCAGGAACCAAAGGTATGTCGTTTGGATTGTCTTCACCATCAGTAATAGATGTTCTAGAAACAGTTCCTTCGGTAGCAAGTTCATCGTAGATAATTACACCGTCTTCAGCAGTCTCAGGAAATCCTGCTTGATTTCTTACTAATCTGATTCTTGTAAATGTTCCTCGAGGAGTTTGCCAACTTATAAATACTTTAGCAAAATCTGAGGCAGTCTCAAGTTCTGTTGCCAATATAGACATTGGTTGAACAGAAAATCTAAGATTAACAAACGATCCATACTTAGAAGAACCGTAATAATTTACGCCATATTTTGCCACTAAAAACTCCTCTTAACAGCCGCAGAGCAGGAATGAACTAATTGTTTCTCCTCCACCAATGGCTTCATTATTAACCCAAGCGGTTGCATAGTCACTGTTTGATGTTTTTGTTAACACCTGTCCTGTATTTCCACCAGCAGGAACTGCTCCCCAAACATCTGTTAAACCGTACTCAATATTAGTAATTCTATCTTTTAAAGTATTCCAAGCCGTAGTGACACTATCGTAATTTCCGACTCCACCAGAGCCTGTCTTTATATTTGTTCCAAGATTAGCCTGTATTGCGTTTACTTCTTCTTGAAGGCTATTAACGTGTTCGGCAAGAACGGTGTCAGTAAAGTCAACCTTTGTGGTAAAGGACTTTACCGATGCTGGATATGCTGCTGTCACTTAATTTCCTCTCAGACCTAACGGTCTATTTTCTCTTGTTTGCCACCTATTTACTGTCTTAACTATCATCCATTAGACCCGTGAGTATGGCTTGTAGAGGTTCTGGTTGCTAATGTGTTCTTTAAAGTAGTTACAGTTGTTTCTAAGGTCTTTACCTTGTTAGCCAATGCCATAATCGTGGCAGTTAAATCAACCTCTGTAGTCCCATCAGGTTTTTTTGCAGTTATTACATGAGCCGTTAACCCAGTTAATGAGACTGTATTTGCCAGAGGTTTTATAAATATCTTTTTATTTTTCCCCTGATGCTTTCCAAATGAACCAGTCCAAACTGGATAACCTAGATTTCCTCCGATAAATTTAACCCAAACTCCTTGACCTACAACAGGTAGGTCTAGGGTTATATTAGATGGCTCTATAGGATCAATCCAATCAGTTATTTCAGTCCCAATGATTTGTGGAACTGAAACCTTTAAACGTCTTTGGTTTTTAGGGTCTCTATTATTTTTTACTACACCCCTATAAATTCCAAAATACAGATTATCTTTGTTCATTAGATTTCACTTAAGTTTACGTTCTCTTCTAAGAAGCGGAAAATTTCATCAGGACCACCAGACAAAGTAGTCAATGCAGTGCTTGATCCAAATTCATAAAGGTCTGTAACAGTTACAGTCTCTATTCCAGGCGCTTGTTGAACCACGAACTCAATATCTCTAGGATAGATTGTGTCTTGAAAAGTCATGTTTACATAACCAAATCCTGTAAGCAAAGCGTTTTTTATATTTTCTTCTGCCTCTTCAGTTGTGTATGTTTCAAGTTTTGTGTACTCCATAGTTACAACAGCATCAATATATGACGGAGGCTGTATGGTAACGGTTGTTCCAATCAATAATTTATCGGCAAGATACTCAGCCACATCTGCTTCAAGTCTATCAAACTCTGCTGTTGGATCACCGTTGTCATCTAACCCAGGAGAAACGTCTGTATCTTGTGCTGTTCTTGTTGGAGCAAGATATAAAGTTACAGAAGTCCAAACATTTGCTGTGGCATTTGCTTTACCTACTCCACTTACAGAAACAGCAAGATCAGCAAAGTCATCTAATGTTACTGCTCTATTTCCAGAACGCAAAGAAGAAGGAGCAGCGATACGAATCTGTTCATTGCTTTCAGGATCTGAACCGCCCAAACCAACAGTTTCATTTGTTAAAGTAATTGCTCCTTGGATTGCTGTAGTTTCGCCTTCAGATAAACCAGGTATGTAATCAATGCTATCTAAAGTAGATGCAGAGATATTTCCAATAGATCCTCCACCAACTGTATACCGAACTCTAATTTCAGAGTAGTTAGTAGGAATTGCACCAGACACACCGTCTCCAAAATTTATACTAACAACATTATCTGAGTCAGAAAATACAGAGTAAACTAAGTTAGTTGGACCGTAATCTAATAAGTGTTGCACCTGTGTCCATTTAGAAAATATATCTCCGTCTTGTACAAAGACTTCAATTGTTCCATCAACTACTGGAGTCTCTCCAAGTTCAAAAGACATATTTGGAGTGCCGTCTGATGTACCAACTAACTCTCCATATGTAGTTACATCTTCAGCAACAAGAATTACTGATCGTCCCTGTGTTGCTCCCACCGTATAGGTACCAGGAGTTTCTCCATCAATAGCAGGTACAACAGCCTCTGCATCAGTAGTAAAGTAAACAGTTTCGACGGTGTCTTCAATAACAACTGTTCCAGTTAGTACAGTTCCTGCAGGTATGGTTACCGCATCTTCTGATGTATTTGAAAAAATAACATCAACGGTTGCTGCTCTATAACCAGCGGGAGTATAGCCATAAGTTAAAGCAATATTTAAAATGCTATCTCTTTGAGTAGCGGTTGCTAAGAATGCTTCATTAGCAGTTCTGTCTATATAGTATGAGACTAAGTCTCCCATGTATGCAAAAGCCTCAACTAATGCAACGCCAAAATCTGCTGGGTCTGATGCGGTCCACTCAGGAATTCGATCTTGAATTCGGGCAATTAGTGCGTCTCTAAGCGAATAGTAATCCCTACCAGTGTAATCAACTGATATTGGGATATTAGATACTGGGGCTATGGTCATAGCAACTCCTCATAGATTGGTTTAGTACCTTGAATAAGAACCAATCCGACGACGGTACTTACTATTTCGTCGTTTGGTAATCCGTAAATTACTTCTATGGTTAAAACATTTGTGTATGGATCACTGTTTACGTTAACTTTTTCTAGAGTTAATAACGCTAATTGCTCTGTAAATGCTTTAGTTACCTCTGACTCTATTTCAACCGCCGCCGTGTTTTCTGTGTTAAAAAGAGAGTAAGGAATTAAAGTACCAAAATTAGGACGCATAACTCTTTCTCGTAATGTAGTACCTAATACTGATTTAACTTTATCTGACCAAATTTTTGATTGAGATTGGGTTGAAGCCACTCGACCATATGGGTCAATTAAAAAAGGAAGAGAGATTGCTTTTTCAGCCATTATTTACCTGTCCACTTTCTTGGGGTAACTTTGTAACCAGCAGATCCTTGAGACACTAGTGGCGACTTAGCACTTAGTTTAGTGGATGTTGCCTTCCCCCTGGCCTGAGCGCTATTCACGTCTCTTGTTGGAACAGTACCAGCATTAGAAGGCCTAAATGCACTAGGTTTGTTATCACCAACCCCATCGGTTACACAAACAAACTCTACTTGGTATCGACCATCGGCATGCATGTAGTGTTGTACTTTTTTTACAACCCAAAAGCCATCGCTATTGTCTCCAGTACCTCTTACCTCAATAGTTCTCCAAGGAGCAATTCTTGGGTCCCCTTGTCCAACACCCGTTGCTGGAATTTTAAACCTTCCCAAATGAGATGCGGCTTCAGATAATGATCTAGCCATTGCATTACTGTTTACCACAACGGTGGTTTTATTTTGAAAAAATAATGGGTCTTTTGTATTTTGTCTTAAAGACTTTCCTACTTTATTTGGTGAAGTTGTTGATGAGTAAACTTTACCAGTTACTGGGTCAACACCGCTGACTGTGTTTCTGGTCCTATTGTACTCATCTGGATTTTCTATATAATCTCCAATACGACTTTCAAACACATCTAGAGTAGGTGCGCTGTAATAATTAGATGGAGATGTTAACAGGTCTTTAAATGACATAACTGGAATTACGGTCATAAATTGATTTATCATTTTATCTATAGGATGAAAATGTAATTCAGTTCCTGATACTTGCATTCCATAACCAATTTGATTTGCTAACTCATTTAGTTTTTCCCAATAGGATTGACCAGCCAAAGACTGTTGAGTAAATCTAGTTGAATGAGATGTAACTACTGGTTTTAATTTAAACTTCCTAGCAATATCAATAGCAATCTCAGGGGCTGTTTTATTTATCCATACCTTAGAAGACTGTTCTTTTAGAGGATAAGATGCACCTACACAAATAATTTTTAATTCACGATATTGATCTTGTTTAATTGGAAAAGAAACTATGTTTGTATATCCTCTAAAGATGCCAGATACTTTATCATTTTTCCAAGTAATTTCAACGGGCACTCCAGTCTTTATACTTTTATACAAAGATGTTGTAACACTTCTATATCTAATTTCTACAATGTCATGTTTACCCATTTCTTGGTGTAAAGTAATGCTGCGTGGTAAAGATGTTATAGAAGGAAAATCTGGATAGGTAACTTTAAAAGAAGTACTTCTTCTATTTTGAAATCCTGGATTAAGCATTTGGAATCCTTAATTGTGTACCTGGTTGTATTGTGTCTGGATTTATAATTTCAGGATTAATATCTAAAATTTGCCACCATAAACCAGGACTTCCTAAAAATTTAGTTGCTAATATATCTAGTCGATCAGTTTCAACCCACTCATATATAAAATAACTTTGTAAATAGTCTGGGTAAGTTCTAAAAACTGTTAAGTGATACTCTTGTTTTTTAGCATGCCAAGCCTTAAATAAAGGTCCATTAACGTATCTGCTATCTAAAAAAATCATTTTTAATCCTTTATTTCTGGAGGATCGTAGAATCTGTGGCAACTAATTTGTATGTTAGAAAGAATAGGAACCATTCGATCATTAAACAGAGTGTGATTTATTGCAATAGATCCAACTCTTACTAGATACCTAAGTCCGTCTCCAAGATGTAACTCTACTTGAGCACCAGTTAAATATCCTCTATCTGCAGTTTTATCATTTAAACTAGATTGATAAATTGCATTAGGTCCATTTATAGTTCTGAATAAATATTCAAGATCATACATGGTTCCTTTTTTGTAAATCATTTTTAAATCTTCAAGTTTATTAAAGTTACCTGGGTAAGGATTAGTTGCACCTGTAATCAATCCATTTGAATCTAAGTAAGACATGTCTCCAATTCGATTTAACAGTAATGTAAAATCTACAGTGCTTTGATTTAAGCCAGCACCTACAGGACCTATTCCACCATCTGCGCCGCTTTGAATTACTTCGGGATTAAATCCTTCAGCAATTCCCCATCCCATACTTACTTCTGTTGGATTGTATAGAAATTTAAATCCATACATTGTTGGGTCAATTGATGAGTCGGTTTTTTTATTATAGAACTGCGTATTATCTATACGACTACGAGACATTTGAATAGTTCCTTTAGCGGCAGGCGCTGACTCAAGGACTGTTCCAGTAATTGGATCGTATTTAATTGGGGTATACATGTTCTTTGCATCTGTGTAATTGCCTGCATCTGAAATTCCCCTGAAGGTAGTTTCACTTTGAGGACCCTTACTTCTAAAATATGCTGACCTAACCATTGGTGCGTTGTAGGTATAAAAAGGTGTTGGAGGTGTTGTAGTTGATGGAGGATCTTCTGTAGCACCTTTTATTGGTTTTTCTACAGATTTCTTTCCACTTGGCTTTTTTGTTTTTGGATTAATCACAGGTTTTCTTGCATCAAATTCTTTTTTAGCAGCGGCTTGAGAAGAAGATATTAATTGATTTTGAATAGATTTCTTTAAAGTTTCAGCCGTATTTATTCTAGTTGTAAGAACAGCAATCTCTGAATTTTTATTATTAATATTTAAAATTGCATTATTTAAGTTTGCCTGTTCACCACTAGTATAAGGAGGAGGACCATAAGCGGTGTAAAGATTTCTTAAAGTAGTTTCTAATCCAGCCAACTCTACATACCTTGCTTTTTTTGCAGAGGTTAATACGTCAAACTCAAAGACCGCTGCTTGTAATGCCTTCTGTTGTTTTGCTTTTTCAGCCTTAATATTCTTTTCTTCATTAACTCGTTGCTGTTCATTTTGTACATTAGAAATGATTTGAGACGTAGTTAAACTGATAGACCCTGGTCTAGCGTATTTATTTGGTCCACTTGTTATTAATCTACCAGCCATTATTTACTTCCCATCGCTTGAAGATCTTTATCATTTAATAATATTTCTTTTACTTTTTTGGCTAAAGAGTTAGCCTCTGCTATTGATGCATTGGCTAAACTAACGTTTACATTTACGGTGTTCGTTCCTACGTTTGCAGTTGAAACTCCTGAAGTATGTTGTAGATACTTTCCACTAGTATAGGTAGTCCATGGATTAAAATTTGTACCGCCTTTAGAAATGTCATATGCAATTCGTGCATTAATGTATGGATCTTTAAGACTTTCTGGTCCTGTGTAACCAATAGATTTGTATTTCTTTAAGTAATTGGCATTACGTTTATCTCCCATACCAGGATTTCTTGGATCATTATTTTCCATGTTAATTTGGAATAAACCATAAGAGTCATCCATACCAGTTGGGTTATAAGCATTTGCTCTTCCACCTGATTCAGCCTTTACAACTCCGTATGCAGTTGTTAATGCGTCGCCTCTAAACCCAGCATTTTGTAAAGTTTGCGATAACTGAGGATCCATTCCAGAAGTCATCTGTGTTCCAGTTTGAGATACCTGTGTCGCATTAGCAGGTGTGCCAAACATATTCTTTCCAAAAAACTTTAATCCCTCATAAGCAAGTAATGCAGTACCAACATACGGTACAAATCTTAGTGCGGCTTTTATTCCAAATTTTGCAGCAGTAGCGCCAGCCACAGCAGTAGTAGCGCCACCAACAGCAGTGGCCGCACCACCACCTGCAATAGCACTTGCAACTGCTGGAGATATAACGGAAGAGGTTGTAGCCGCAGCGCCACCTGCAAGGGCTGCAGCACCTGCTCTAGCGGCTGCTCCTCCTAACATAGTTCTAACACCTTTTGCTACCAACAAAGTACCTGTTGCTCCAGCAATTCCACCAACAACACCAGATAAACCTGCACCCGCATTTGTTCCAGAGAATCCTTGAACCGCACCCTTTAACTGGAAGAAGGCATCAGGTAATCCTTCTAAAGATTTATTTAATGCTGCAACTGCGCCTGCTGCTTTTTCAAAACCAGCAATCATTGGCTCTGTTCCACGCTCCATCAATGATGTCATTGATGTAGAAATTTGCATTTGTGCATTTAATGGATTAGCAGGATTAAATGGTGCGTTTTCTAAATCACTGCTAATAGTTCTACCAGCCGCCATGTCCGTTAACATGGTGCCAAAAATTTCTTGTTGTGCTTGTGAAAACCCAAGAGCCTTTAATGATTGCCCAGCAAAACCTTCACGCAGTGCTACTGACATCTGTTCTGCAGTAACTTTTCTGCCTTGTGTCATTCGATCAAATAACTGTCTAGCAATATCACCTGTAGATCTAGCCCTGCCAGTCTTTGGATCAAAGGTACTAATTCCGTATTGATAAAGATTTCCACCCATTGCACCAGTGTGTAATCCACCAATAGCCTGAGCCGCTGTTGCATTTGGCATTCCTAGATAACGAGCAGCGCCACCAACTTCTCGCATCGCTCTAGTAAAGTCAGCACTACCTGGCATGTATCCATAGCCTTGAACGAGCATCGCTGCGGCTGCGGCATCTTCACCTGGTCCAGTAATTCCGCCACCTAATGCGCCAAAGGTTGCTTTTGCTAAACCAGCACGACTCATTGCTCCGCCACTGCGAAGTGATGCTTGGTAGAAGCCAGTTGCACGAGATACAGTCATGCCAAGATCTGGTAGTGCAGCGTATGCACCAGCAGCGACACCCATGCCAACTTGAACTCCAGCAACCGTTGCAGCACCTGGCTTTGAATAAATCCAAGGCATTGCGTTAGTTGCACCAGTAGCAGGTGTACCACCTGCGCCATTACTAAATTGAGCGTTGGCAGTTCCAAGTCCCATTCCAGGACCTGTGCCAACACTTGGCATCATCATGCGATTTATTGAATCTAAAGATTTTGTGGCAATGCCACCTAATTTTCTAGAAAGAGATTCAAGCGTAGTAACTTTTTTAATTGTTTGGTCAAGACCAGCATTTACATTATTGATTTGAGATAAGGGATCTTTAGCCACTTCTCATCCTTTCATGTTGAACTCTGGCGACTTCTAACCAATTACTTCTTTCTCTACGAGATAATTCTTTTATCTCAGATAGAGACCAACCTTCATAGTAATCACTTAATGCAGACCATTCAGAGAACAGCCTTACATAACTAATTACATTA